TTTCGTTAATGATTTTAGAAATAAATCCTGACTATTTAAAAAGTATATTAGAATGAAAACACGAATATTTACCCCAGACAAAGGATGGCATGATTTAAAAGTATATAGCTCGGAGGAGGTTTTAGAGCTTTTAGAAAAAGCAAAAGAAATAGGAATTGATGAGATAGTTAAGATGGTTAAGATATAGAATATAACGTTTCTCGGATTTAAGAAGTAGCGGGTATTAACATAAATATTAATTATGAGTACAAAATCAAACAAATTATGGATTGAAGCACAAGAAATACTAATTGAACAGTTAAAGCTTCAAAAAGAAAATGCAGAAATGAATATTGACTTAAATAATAGGTCATTAAAAAACACAAAAGAAAGTATTAAGCACGAAGAAAATATTTTAAGAAAGTTTCTTGAAACATACAAGACGTAGCTATTTCTTATAACGGTAAAACTACACGCTGGTTGCCTATGCGGTTGCTGAATTTCGGCAACTAGCCTGTAGCGATTGTTAGGCAATCGGTTATTTTTTACAACAATTTTAAAACTGATAATTTAATTAAAAACCAATGAAAATAGAAAGAAGAATAAAAACAGGAAAATTGATAGGATGGACAATTCGTAAATCAAAACACGGATGGTATGACCTATATTCAAGTAATGGTGTAAGCCAAACGCAAGGCAAACATACACTTTGCGAAATTAACGAAATTGTCAAATCGAAGCAGTCAGGTTAACTGTTGCCTAACGCATTTGCTACACGACGGTCGCCTATGCACCATCGAGATTTTGGCGACTGGCTTGTAGCTGTTGTTATATTCTCGGCTTTTTTTCCACTAATAAAATAAATAAAATATTATGAAAACAGAAACAATTGAGGAATCTGCTGAAAATGAATGGGAAAGATATAAATACAGTGAAATTCTTTATGTAAAAACATTTAAAGATGGTTTTATTCAAGGAACTAAATGGAAAAAAGGAATAACCTACAGTGAAGAAGAAGTTGTCCAATTAATAGATAATTTCAGAAATAGTGCGGAAACAGATTTAATAAAATGGTTTGACTTAAATAAAAAAGGATTATGAAAAAATTAGTAAGCGAATTAAAAAGAGGTGATAAAATAGAACTTCTTTATGGAAAAATAGGAGTTGTTCAAAATGTATGGGTAGATGAAAACATACCGCAACATACAACTATAAATTATCAAGATGGAAGTAGAACTTTTGTTTTACCTACTGATGAAGTAGAAATATTACAGCAAGAGTAGCTTTCGCCAGAAAGTTGCTCGAAGCTGGAATATAACGTCCTGCGGCTATACGAGGTTGTTGCCGAATTAAAAACCGACCTCACAAATACAAACTAATATTTAAAATTATGACCTATATTTCAAAGAATGCCGAATTGCAACAATCTTGTATAACCGCTGTTACAGGCAGTAGTGGGTTGTTTATTAGTAATGAAGACAATATGGTTTTGATGTCACGTTATCCTGATAAGTATTTCGATTTAGCGATAGTTGATCCTCCATACGGAATGGCTAAAAATACATACGGTTCAGGTTCAAAAGGAATTAAAGCTAATTTTGATTGTCATAAAAAAAATCATAGAGAGTGGGACGTTGTGCCTGATGATAAATATTTTAAAGAATTACAAAGAGTTTCTAAAAACCAAATCATTTGGGGTGCTAATCACTTTATTTCTAAAATACCATTCGATAGTAGTTGCTGGTTTGTATGGGATAAAGATAATACTGGCGATTTTGCTGATTGCGAACTTGCCTGGACTTCTCTTAATAAAGCTGTAAGGAAATTTGAATTTAGATGGAACGGAATGCTTCAAGGTGATATGAAAAACAAACAGATAAAAATACACCCTACTCAGAAGCCAGTGCAACTATATTCTTGGATTTTAAAATTTCACGCTAATCAAGGCGATAAAATACTCGATACACATTTAGGCTCTGGAAGTATTGCAATAGCTTGTCACGATTATGGATTTGAATTGACTGCGTGTGAATTAGATAAAGAATACTTCGACAAAACAATAAAACGAATTAAAAATCACGTAGCACAGAAATCTTTATTTTAAGCAAGATAATCGACATAGATATGTAACAATGGTTATTTTAAAGACAAATATAACTATTGCCTGTAACTATTTGCCAACACCTACAAATGTATTACAATTATGAAACTACTCACTAAAACAAAGGTTATAAGGATTTCCGATTCGCAACAAAAAACACTTCAAAAAATGAAGTCTTACAACGTTGATGTCGGCAAGTTTATAAGAGACGCAATAAGTGAGAAGATAAAACGAGAGTATAGAGATTTAATTCCTAAAGTTAAAAATACTTGTCCTTTTTAGATAAAACCACAAAAACACAAATAAACATAATACGAAAAATAAACCGATATATAGTAACGTGCTATCGGTTTTTTCGCTTTCTTTAATTTTAGTTTCACTTTCTTTTTTTATACTTAAAAATTTATTTTCTATTTTATCTTCTATTTTATTTATTTTGCTTTTGTCTTTCGTAATAACCACATTAAAATAGCTTTTACCGTTTATAATCATAGGTTTAAGCGTGTCAAACGGCTTTAAGACGAATATGTCGTTTAAAATTATTTCTTGACTTAAAACGTGCTTATTTTCTACAATTAAAGAATCACTTTTAAATGTAGTTTGTTTATTTGAAACTTTTCTCGCTCCGCATGATGATAAAGGCAAAAGTATAATAACCGCAATAGTAGCGGATAATAATAAAGGATAGTTATTTTTCATGAAAATATAATTTTGATTCTGCTTTTCGTCTTTCAACCAATCCTTTTAATACTTTACCATTTGCTGAAATATATTTAGTCTCAAACCATTTTTTTATACTTTCCGCATTTGCTTCATTATTAATTAAATTAAACAAAGTATCTGAGCCTCCTGTATTGTAAGTATACGAAACTAAAGCGTCAAACTGACTTTGTTTTAATTGTGCTTTTACTTTTTTATTTACAATATTTTCGTAAATAGTCAAGGTATTTTTTAACAATAAAGTCGCTTCATTTTCGTTTATGGCTTTATCATTTAATTTTACTTTTTTACCGTCAACATACTTAGTTGAACCGTACCCAATGGTAGCAACTCCAGCAGGGCAAAGATAAGGTTTAGAGATAAATCCTTCAAAATGTTTAATTAAATCAATTCCTATTTGTGATGCTTTCATAATTCGTCTTTTGGTTGTATAAATTCATTATGCCACTTCTTGTAAAAATTCGCATTTTTTTTTTCTTGTAATTCTTGCTCTAATATTTCACTTCTTATTTTAGAATCTCTTATGTAAGTTCTTAATTTATAATAAGCAAAAAAAACACCTATTAAAGTTAATAAAAACTGAACAAAATTAGTCGCATTTGATAAATAAAACTCCCCAAATGTAAGCTTTTTTACAACGTCAATTAAGGTAAAAGAGTATAAACAATAGAAGCTATAATTTAGCGTGTTGAATAGATATTTTATTAAATGCATAATCAAAAATTTGGGAGGTAATTATTAATAAATATAACGAAAAATAAAGTTGTTCGTTTAATAATTCATAAATGCTATTTAAGAATATAATTGCAATTATACATCTTATAAGATATACATTATTTTTTATAGGGCAAAAGAAATAATGTAGTAAGGCGATAGCACACATGAAAGTATCAATTAAATCAAACGTAAAATAGTTTTCATTATAAAATTGACTATCTTTTAAAAATAAAAAACAAAATACCCAATTACCCACTATTATAACAGGCAAGCAATTGAGTATTTTACTAAAAATTTTCATTATGTTTTTTTAGGTTTTGGTAAACCTACATTGTCTACTTCAGCGAATGTATTAGGCGTATTTGGCTTATTTTTATCCGAAGCTAAATAACCTATCAATACCACTCCAATAGCTAAAAGCAATTGATTTCCTGATTTATCCGTAAAAGCACCCGCATTATAAGCTTGAATTAATGCGTCAATCAATAAAGGTAATCCAGCAATCAATCCAGCCAAAGTTGTTTTGTAATTTTTCATATTTATTTATTTAAAAGTTTATTATAAAATTCTTTTGTTTCAAAGTCGAAGTATGGATTTTCCATTTCAACGGTTCTAAGTTGTTCGACTGCTATTTCATTTTCTTGAATATTTTCAATGTCTGAAGTAGCATATAATTCTTTGCCATCTTTATTCAAAATTGTGTATATCATGATTTTTAATTTACTAATTTAATTGAATGGACTCTTGTTGTATCCGTACTATCTGAATTTTGCAAAGAAATAAACCAATAATATGTATTTGCTGGAACATATGCAATAACACCATTAACATTCCCAGTTGCTGCTTCATCATTTATAATTGAATTCGCAGCATTTGTGTGAGTCAATTCACTGCCTTGTAACGTAAAATTTCTAACAAAAACACCTCCTCTAAAATTGGTTGCGCTTGTAAAAAATCCAATATTTGTAGCTGTTGCAAAATCATTAACCGTATTTACTTTTATTCTTATTGTTACAGTTCCAGCTGTGCCTAATTTACTAAGTCTAACCTTTAAATTAGGCATGCATGACGATGGCAACTTACCGCCTGCAATAGTGTAAGTATGCATTAGAACCTCGCTTACACCGCCTGTATTTGTACTTGTCGGTGTGTCTATTATAATTGTCTTAACAACCCCATCAATAGCATCATAAACAGCGTCTTCACTCGGTGACTTATCTGTTACTCCGTTAGTTATTGTTTGGGTTATTTTTGCGTCTGTATAGCCTTTATCTACTAAAGTTCTTGCATCGTAAGTACTTGAATAATCAACATTATATTTCATTTTACCTTTTATGTCCCAAGTTTCTCCAGATAAAAGTTTAATTTGAGAAACATTTGAGGGTCCAAACATTCCGCCATTATAACCGTTTAAAATTAATTGAGGAGAATATAAATAAGAACTTGCTGTTAAAATATTAGAACTAACTCCACCTGTATCTAATTTTGTTATTAAAGCGCCTGTATTATCGTAAAAATAAGCCATTGAATTATTGCCACTTAACGCTTTTACAGTAAATGCAACACCTAAGCCTTCACTATTAGTACCAATTGCAACTTTATCGGTTAAACTTTTAGGATACAATAACCCACCTGAATAAGTCCAATTTCCTAAATCAGTACTTGAAATTTTCTCCAAGGCAGTAGTACTCGAATTTCTTGTTAGAATATCATATGAACCAGCCGAAGTGTTTGGCGTAGTAGATATTTTTGCAATTGCCATATTTAGTGAGCCTGTAAGTGTAACAGCACCAGAACGTGTAATATGTCCAGTCTTAGTATTTCCTGCGTCTGTCGTTGTACCCGCTAAATAAAAATTAGAACTTGTGGCTGTCACTGACTTAGTTACGTAAGTCGTTGAGTTATATACCCACGTACTCGCATCCGTTCCTATATATAAATTTGCCACATCATTTTTTAATAAATTATCATTAGTAACAGGTGGGTTTTCGGTATCAAATATGGTTGCTATTATTGGCGAAGTTGCATTAACGTAAACTATTTTAGAGTAATTTACAGGTAAGCCAGCATTAACAGCATCAACTGTCGGGTACTTAGTTCCTGTTCCGTCAATAGCGAGGGAGTTTTGTTTGTTTGCGCTCAGTTCATAACCAGCATCTACAACCGAAAATGGTACAGGTAAAAGCGTTCTAACTGGTGAAGTTCCACCAAATTGAAATTGATAAACAGGGTCTGAACCTCCAGCAATACGGTTAGCATAAGATTTTATTACAATCCTATCGCTTGCTACGAAATCCCCATCGTCCCAAACCCCTGACGCTGTAAATTCAGAATACCCGCCATCCGTAACAGGATTAGAAATACTTGAAGTACAAATCAATGTTTCAACTCCCGCACTATCACGATGAAATACTTTAAAGTAAAAAGTTGCTGAACCCGAACCGCTTAAATGTCTAATATTTCCAAAAGTAGTAATATTAAAAACACCTGGCTGTCCTATTAAAATACCTGCGTCTGAAATTCTTTGTGATACTAATTGGTCGGTAGTTGTAATTGTTGGTGTACTTACATCGACTGCGGTTGTATTATACCTTACATCGTGAATATCTTTAACCATAACAACATAACCACTTACATCTGAAGCAGTAGTTGTCGGGTATAGTGTTAAATTAGTCGGTAAATCTGAAATATTTAATTTTAAATTTAAAGCGTCGTGAGAAGCTTTTTCATTAGGATATAATGTTTCTGAATATCCTGAAATTGTACTTGTTTTGTTAGCTGTTTTTTCTATGTATGCGCTTGGAATTTTTTCTTGTAACCCCGTTGTGCTTGTGGTTGTAATATAAGTAGGCGTTGTATTTGTAGGCGCAGCAGTAGGAACACATTATACATTAAATGGTGTTGATAATTTAAACTTTAAAAAGTATCAAGACGCATTTGATGACAGTCCTACAAACGCTTTTATAATTAAAACAATAGTTAACTATATTGTAGGTGAAGTATTTTGTTTTAGAATATCCATTTTTTTAAATAAAAACCCTCCCTAAATTAAGGAGGGTTAATTAAAATTAATTCAAAATGTATTATGCAATAGCTAAAAGAGCATCTTGGTAATCAGAAACTGCTGGTGCTGTTAAAACATACATCAATTCAGCTTCTTTGGAGTTGATTGTAATTGTGAATCCCTGAGTATCTGAACCACCTACAATTGTCATGATATCACATCCATTTTTAGAGCCTAAAACGTATATTTTACCGTTATAATCTTCAATAAAAACAGTTTTTAAATATCCTGAGTCTGTTTGAATTTCTTTTCTTAATTCGTCATCGTTTCCAGCAACGAAAAAAGTATTAACTCCAACATATTCGTTTGTTCTTGTAGCTTCGTCAAATGTACCTGTTTCAACTATGTTGTTACCAGTGGCTTTAACTTCGACTCTTGCGATACATGGTGCTGTCGTCATAGAAACAGGAAGTATAAGAACTCCTGTCGCTGTATTTACAACTGGGTCGCTTGCCAAAAAAGGCGCTAAACCAATAGCCTTAACCCCTTTCATAGGGGCTTTTCGGCTAATTAAACGTGATTTTGTCAATCCCATAATTTAGTTTTTTATAAAATACTAACCTCCGTAAAGAGTGATGTATCTTTGATTAGTTACCCAAGTTGCAACTGATTGTACATTTTTGTACCACATTTGCAATGCTCCGTTTGCTACTTGTCCTGTATTTAAAGATGATAAATCACCCATTAAATCCATAAGT